CATCTTTCTGCAACCAGTAAGTCATTCCTTATTGATCACCCAATCGAAGAAAACAAAAAGCTCCAGTATGCTTGTTTAGAGGGTCCAGAGAATGGGGTATACGTCAGGGGAACAACAAGCAGTAAGTCTATAGAACTACCAGAATACTGGTCGGAGTTGATTCATGAAGACTCTATAACTGTAGTGGTTACTCCAATCGGCAAAAAACAAGATTTATATATAAAATCCAAAACCCCCGAACTTATATTGATTGGGGGAGTAGAGGGGTCTTATGACTATGTGGTCTATGGAGAACGAAAAGACATAGATAAACTAGAGATTGAACCATTAAAAAGTGTAAATTAAATCAGAATGTCAAACATTGTTATCAGCCCACAGTCAGGCGTAATAGAATTTAATTA